CACCCCCGAAATATCCTAACCTTCCTCCGTGGTCGCCAATTACAATCCCGGAAATGAATATTCCAAATAGCCCCACAACAGAAAATGCAATGAGGTTAAATTCAAAGCCAGCTACAAAGACGCAGACTGATGCGACAATCAAAAGATACAGCAGCCAGAATTTTCGGTTCACGGCTTCACCTCCTGCTGCGGTGCTGCTGCAACCATCGCCGCCCAGCACCATTTGGCACGCAGTGCAGCCTGCTCGCAGCCGCTCATAGCCTCATATGCCTCCCATGCATCCGGGTCGCGGAATTCTTCGCGTAGCTCTGCCTCGAAGCCAGCAATGATCATGTCTTCTGTCGGCTCAACAGGCACCAGTGCGTAACCATCCGGGATTACAGGTGCATTGAGGGCATCGCGCTCTGCCTTAATCTTCCCGGCGTCGATTGCTATGCCAGAATTGCGAATTGCAGCTAAGCCCTCTCGCAATGTGAGACCTGCCTTCGTTGGTTCGGCACCCTGAAGCATGGCGGCGCGGCAGGTGTTCCAGCCATCCGCAAATTCTTCATGATGTTCTCCCGGGAAATAAGACCAGTCTATCTCCTCAGGCACTACCGGCGCTGGCGGGGCAGCGTAGAGCGGTATCTCTGTGATTTCGTACTCGTTAATATCTTCCTGAGACCAATTACCAAATCTTGTATGCAGGCTAAAACGCGCATCAGTGTGAAGATTATCTTTGTACATGTACGCCACAGGCTCAGCCGTCAGCGCGGCGAGAGCGGCTTCAGCCAGGCGCAGGCGTATAGCTGTTTGCTGGGACGGAATTAGCTCGTCACGCTCGCGCCAGAAAGCAACTTCTTCACGGGCCTGATTGATCAACTGCTCTTTGGTGAATGTCATGGGTTAGCCCTCTTCCACATCAACGCCATCCTTCAGCGTTATTCCGTGCCAATCGTCGGCCCAGGAGGTGAAGCCAGGCGCATCAATGCTCGGCATATAGACGCTTGCGGTATGATAGCCAGTGTCGTTATCAATGCTGGCGACGTTCTCGCCGTTGTATGCGCTCAGGGTGTCCAGAACGCTATAGAATTTTCCGCCAACTGCCTGGAAATCCTTCACTGCTCTTTCCAGGCGCTTCCACGCGCGTTCCTGTGCTGGAGTTAGATCGATTAATTCCTGCAAGGTAGCCATATCACCCCTCCCCGTTTATGCGGATGCCAGCGTCTGCCAGCGCTTTAATGGCCTCTTCTCGATATGCTTTCCAGCCGTCAGCCCAATCTTTGATGCTCTGAATTGTGGTGCTTTCAACACCTCCAGCACCCGGCAGTTTCACCTCCCGCGCCTCCAGCTCAGCGATTCGAGCGCGCGCTGTCGTGAGCTCTTCCATGTGTTCACGGAGGCTGTCAGTTGCCGCCTCCAGCGCATCCCAGTCAGGGTTGAAGTTCGCCAGTTGCGCGAGACGCTCTTTCAGGAAGTTGATTCTCTTGTCTTTGGCTTCCAGCTCATCCAGCAGAGTCTCGATGCGCTTCTGCTGATAGTTCCATGCTTCAGAAGCTGCTGACCCCATGTCCGCGATATCGCAGTCATCTGCGTTACAATGCGGGCAATAGCAGTCAGCGTCTCCATCCATGTAATTTCGTGATTCAATGAGCTTGCTGCTTGGCATAACCTCACCGCAGTTGCAGCACTCGGCCAGATAGAAATGTGCTTCTACGCTCAAACCCCGCAGCGCCTGTTTGTTGGTCATTGGGCTGCCTCCGGTTTCAGTAATTCACCACACTCGCGACAATATTTATCCCATCCATCGGCCTTACGATGCTGGCACTTAGCTGTATCCCAGCCGCAGATGGTACAAACGGTGTTAGTCATTGCGCCGTCGTATAACCGACCACCATCGTGTTTGCAGTAGCTCTGAAATCTACACTCAAGCTCTTCGTAGCTCGGTTTGGCAATTTTGCTCATTGGTCACCTCCCTGGCGAAGTTGGGCGGCGAAGGTGTACGCTTGTTGCTCTGAATTGCTGTTGTAGAGGGCTATGTGCTTCGCGAACATCTCCACACCCTGAGCGAGTAGTTCAGCCCGGAAGGCGTCGGTGGCCGGGGTTTTAACGTGGATGCTGTCACGCAGGATGAAGAACGCATTTAGCATTCCGGTTTCTGGAACCTCATCCTGATGCCACTCGTAAGCCTCCAGCGCACGCATCATCTCCGGCCCAAATGGCTGAGGATGAGCAGCCTTCAGCCCCGTATTCTCCGCAGCCAGCGCCGAGGAAATTTCACGAGTACGGCGAAGCTCCAGAACAGCAACCTGAACTGCATAAGCGAAGTTGGCAGAAGGGAAATTGCGATCAACTTCAGCATCACGCTGCATACGAACTGCAACGGTCATCAATTCGTCCAGCTGCTCGCCGGTCATTGGTTTACTGGTTGTCATGATTCGCCTCTTGCTGAAGTTTGTGCTGCTTAACGAAGTGGGCCACAGCCTTAGACTGGCTGGTCACTACACCGTTTAGGGTCACATTTTTGCCGCGATAGATTGGAGCCGACCCGATTTCTTCTCCATCGAGTGACACGTAAAGGATTTTCCCGCGTACCTCAGCGGCAGGGATTGGCTGAGACAGGCGATAGGTTTCTCGTGCCTCAGCAATCGCTTTGTATTCGTCGATAATGGACAGGGCCTCAGCCAGCGCTGTACCCTGGATGGTGAACACACCTTCGTCACTGATTTCAGCCTGGGCCATCAATTCCACGAAACGACGCGCGTTCCTGATGCTAAGTTCTGGGGCGATAGCGCTGCGGGTAACTTTCGTTTTACCCTGGGCGGCCGCAACAGCTTTATCGTGCTGCAGCACCTCGCCAGCCTTTTCGCCGTACTCTTTTACGCGATCAACAGCAACATCTACGGAGACGGCCCCGGATTTAACTTCCTGCTGAACGTCATAATTTGCGGTGCTGAGCGTCAGTAATTTTTCAACCGTACCGACTGACTTATTGACCAGCTTCGCAATCTCGCTGGTGGTCTGGTTAAAAGCGTTGTGCAGTTCCTGGATAACCGCAGCCTGCTCAATATCGGAAAGAGGAAGCTGGTTGTTACTGGTCATGATGCGAGCGAGGCGCTGAACATCGTTACCGTTGAACGGCATGATGTGAATGCGGTCAACTGGCTTACCCGCGGCTCGGCAGCGCTCATAGCAGCGGCGACGGCGGTGGCCTTCAACAACCCAAACACCACCCTCATCACGTGCGATAACTTCCAGTGGAGGAACCGAACCACCATTCATCAGATAGGTAAATAGTTCGTCGTCTGCCTGGATGGTGCGTTCATCGTCATCATGACGCTTGTTGAAACCTGCGCGAACGTGGATATCGTCGAGGCTGATGAACATTCCGGTATCAGTGCGCTTGATAGTCCCATCGCGGGACATCTGCTTGAATGAGTTAGCCATTAGAGAGCCACCTCGTTATTTACACAAACGGCAACAGAGGGCAGTTCACGTAATTCCCGCTGTGCTTCCAGTAGGTGCATATTGGTTGGTGTTTTGGTGAACCGCTCTTCGAGGCGATCGCACTCTCTGGCCCAGCTTGTTACGTCTTCACGAAGAGTAGCGTTCTGTGTGGCCAGTTCTTTACGCTGTGCCATGGCTTCACAAAGAGCGACGCTGGTATAGTCCAGACGGTTAGCCAGTTCGGTCATGATCCCGCGATAAGCCGGGGGAAGGAGAGGGGCTGCTTTACGGGCAGCGTCGATCAACTGCTCTCTGGTCATGCGTGGTTGTAACTCGGTGACGGTCTGTGCGTTCGTCATGGTTAGTTTCTCCGTTATATAAGCGTCCTGCACGACGCTGAATTTTGGTTGCACGAATCCCGCGCCTTACGGCGAGAAAAATGATTTTGGTTCGCTTTAATAAGCACCCAGGGTAGGGCGCTTAATGAAGCGGGCGACTGCCATCGCCGGTTAGTTCTCCACACATCTGGAAGCGCACTCCAGCATTTCACACCTGTCACCGATAACTGATGGATTAAGGACTGCGCTTTCAGCTGTGAAAATGGGCGGTCGGCATTAAGGACATTCACAACTACCGACCGCCAAGACTACACACAGCTTTCGTTACTACGGGTTACCACGCTGGCTACGTGATTTGGTTGTGGTGGCCGGCGCTGATCTCCGGCTTGCGGTTTACTCATTAGCCGTGGGGTATCAGCCCTACACCGCCGCATGCAGTGGAACAATTTCCACCCACGCCGTAAGTCTGCTGCGCATCAGCCTGCGCATTCACCACAACGGAAAAAGCACTGAGCACTTCGCGCCAACTCCATGCTGCTGCGTGGATTGGGTTATGGGCCCGTCACGCCAATGCTTTTACCTGTTGTGTTCGTGGGGTCTACTTCCCTCCTGTCACGGTTCTTTCCCCGCGTCATCATGTGTTCCGGTACATGAAACCCTTCTGCCGGGATTCCACCGGCCCCATCCGTTTTTTAAGCCACTCAGATATCGTCTGGGCTTTGCCAGTCTCTCCGGGCCGTCACCCTTAACGCAGCATCCAGTTGCAGGCCTAAACCACTTACCAGATAAGCGTCACTCGAACTTCGTGTTGCGGGTTACACCTGTACTACGCGTCGAGTCCGCGCCCTGCAGTTAGCCTCTCATGCAGGGAAAGCTGTGTTTACGGCAGTAGGTTGCCAGCCAGGCTGCTAAGACACACTGAAGAGAGCACTAAATGATGCTTCTAAACAGCTATCGGTTGGGCATCACGTCCGCGTTGCGGATCGATGTGCTTATTCACAGATAGTGCTCTCATCGTTGCACCCTCGTCTCTTCCGAGGTGTCACACCTAACCGCCACGCTGGTGAAGCGACCCTGGCATAGTTCGTGCCTGGCTTGCACATTCCGGCTACCCGGCATGGAAAGTAGCAATAAAGGAACCCTGCCGGACCGCTGCGACACATGTGCCATATGCCGATGAGTTTAAGATAATCATAAATTGCGAATGGCGCAAGTAATAAAATGCATATTGCGCAAATTTGGGGGGGCAAAAAAAAGACCTCAAGTGAGGTCTGATTCTATGAGGTAACTTTCTAACCGTGGCGTTTAAAGGACTGAGATTGGCTGATTAAAACCTTTCCGTAGATGTGAAATCTATGCTCGTTATCCTTCGTAATGTTCCATTCTCTATACATAGGGTTATCGGAGATAACCAGCAGCTGGTCTGGGATCATCTGAAGACGCTTAACGTAAACTTTACCGTCGAACCCAAACACATAGATGCCATCGCCATCAAATTCATTAACGTTTACATCAACAAAGATTAGGTCACCAGGTTCAATGGTAGAGGCCATGCTATCGCCACGAACGTTGATGACCTTGACTCCTGATGACGTTCTGCCACCAAACATAGCTAATGCTTGGTCGTTGCTGTATTCGATAGCATGGATAACATCTATGACATCGCTACCTTGAATATGTCCTGCCCCGGCGCTTGCGCTCACATCAAGTACCTCGACTCTATATACATCAGCGACTTTGAGTGCTGGCGTATCGCTTTCACTGTTTATATATACAGTAGACTTATTTTCAGCAGAGGTAAATAGGTCAGGTACACTGACGCTTAATGCTTGAGCAAGTCGGTTAAGTGTTTGTTCTGAAAACTGCTTTTGCTTACCCGTTTCAAGGCGGGAAATATTGGCAGCATCAACCCCCACAGCCTCTGCAAGCTCTGCGATTTTTAAATTCTTCGCCAGGCGAAGTTGTCGTATGCGAAATCCTATATTCATGCGCCCATTACATGTTGTTTTTGCGTCTCATGCAAAGCAACTTGCGCAATTCGCTAGCATGCAATAAAATGCGTATTACGCAAATAAGGAGGTAATATGCAATCACCATTAAGAAAATTGCGTAAATCGCACGGTATGACCTTGTTGCATGTTGCGACTGGCGTACAGGTTGACCCGGCAACCTTGAGCCGCATTGAAAGATGCGAGCAAGTCCCCTCTGTAGAGCTGGCTGAACGTCTGGCCACATTCTTTAAAGGGGAGATCAGCGAGTTGCACATTTTATACCCGAGTCGCTATCAAGCATCTGACGACGTTGCAGGCAAGGGTAATCGTAATGCGAAAGCAGCAATCTAATAACTACCAAAGGAAAAACAAAATGGTAGACAGCATAAACACAGCGATTCGCCTGATGTGTAAGGCACATAAAAATGGTCGTGTCGGCATGGCAACCGATCTAGGCATGACCATCGATCAGTTTCACAACCACATGTATCAGAAGTGCAATAGTCGTTTTTTTACATTTGCTGAAATCGAAAAGATGCAGTCAATTTCGAACACCTCTCATCTGGCTGAGTACTTTGCAGCACGCTGCGGAAAACTGCTGGTGGACATTCCGGCCCCCGATAGCATCGATAACGTCGATTTGTATGAGATCGATATGAAGGCAACAGCAGCTGCTGGTGAGCTGGCTTACGCGAAGATGGCTGCGGTAGCTGATGGAGTGATTGATACGAAAGAACACAAGACCCTGT